GAAATGGTCTAAATCGTATCGGCAAACATTGTCTTCAGTTCAGATGGTGTCATTCCCTAGACGAACTAGTTTGGAAACAGGGTCTTAGCGAAGCGGAAGAATACTTGCTCAATCCACAGGAGATGACGCTCACCTTCAGACGGCGCGATAAGACGTGGACGAGCCCGTGCATCATCGGTGAGATTGGAGTCGCCAATGAACTCAATGGGCGGGTCTTACTTAGCGCGCTCGCCTTTCTTGATGAAAACGGTGCACCCTTGTGAATTCAAATCGATCCGGCGGTTCATGCCGTCATACAGAGCAATAAGTCCCTGATGGCGTTTGAACTCAGGCCAGTCGCGATTGAGCAAGTCCTTACATGGGTCAAAGTCCACGCAGAACCGTTGAAAATCTTCACTATGAAGAACTCGAAGAATGTGTGGGCGACCGACGACATTCAGCTGGTGATCAGCCCAACGCTCGAACTTCATAAGTTCATTAGTGTCAGTTTCGGCACATCGCGTCAAGAGACGGTCGAGTGCAGCAAGTAGGTTGTAACAGGATGAGGGGTGCATCTCGGTGACCTGGCTGGTTGACTGTGACTTCAAATCAATGACGTCACAGAGTTGCCTGGTACGAAACATACCGCCACCTTCTTTTGTGGTGATGACGCCTCGACGATTGATAAAGCAATCACGGTGTTCGTAGAGCACTTCATAAAGATAACTCAGTTTGCTGAGAAAATAGGGGTCTGGCTTATATTAAGTCGGATCTATGTCGGGGAGCTTGGCGTTATCACGGTTACGGATAACTAACTAGATCCTCTCAACACACTCAGGTGCGATAACAGGAGGCTTGAGTTTCTTAGTCTTTGGTCGCTTGTAACCGACCAAGCGCTCATATGACAATTGAGCGTCGTTCTTGACGATGCACTCACTGAGTTTGAGGTTCTCAGCCACTTTGCTTAGTTTCAGAAGTCGTCCCGCTTCCTCGAACTGCGTCTCCTACTCAACAGGACTGAAGGGCTAATCACCCTCGGAGTTGCCAAAAGCCCACTCACGGAAGTCTCCGGTGGGCTAGAGCGTGCCATATGGGATACCGCTATTGGCAGGGAACACTGGATGTTAGTCATTAGGGACTGCGTCGATCTCGGATCGGGGGCAGTTTGTGGTGCAGATAAGCTTAAAAGGCTACCGGATGTCACCACCCTAAGTGACAACACGACCACGTGTCCAGTACTCTGGAAGGTAGGCGCTATGGTCAATGCCTGCAGTATCGTGACGGTGGATCGCAGAGTCACGGAGGAAGGAGTAAACCTTGGAATAATCAGTCGGGCCAGTACACATAAGCTTGAATCGTTGTTCGCAGCTTGTT